TAGTAATCGTGTTCCTCCACGTACAGGTGGCGGCCAGCCAATGGTCAAGCCTGTTGCACGGGGCGGTGCCCGTAAGGGTGTCGTTAAGGGTGCCAAGTCCGGCAGTGTATCGGACCAACATCCGCGTGGTGCGCCTGAGGGTGGTGCGCCTCGTAAGAATCGCCGCGTTCCAAGACGCCGCGCATCTAAATCCCATGCCGCTGAATCGCATATACGGGCCTCTTCAGCGGATGACCAACTTCGACAATTGTCACCTTCTGCCCAAGAAGTTTATGTTGGAAAATTCTCCAAGATCAATGATCTTGAAGTGTGTGCTCGATTGCACGTGGCGTTGCGACTCCTTCTTGAGTCTGCTGGTCCTGACGAAGCTATTATGCGAAGCTACGTCAGTTGTATCAATGCGCTGCTCTTTCGAGAACGCGAGCTGCATGCTAAGGCTGCAGCGTCCGGTGTTGCTACGGTCGATTGGCCTGCCGTGGTTGACCCCGATGCCGATGACGATGACCAGGTTGAAGCCGCTAAGGTGGCCTCCCTCGTTGAACATCTCTCGAAGGTGCCCGAGCCTGATGTTGAGCTCTCTGAGCTCCAGAAGCGACTCGAAGCACTAAAGGTTGACGGTCCTGTCCCCGTACAGCCTGAGGTTAGTGTTAAACCTGCTCCGGCGGATCGCATTCGTGCTGATCGCCGTATTGAGCTTAAGGGGAAACGTAAGGTTTGCCGCAAGATTAATGCACTTGATGCGGAGTTTGCAGACGCTGAGGATAATATCCCCGCGGCTCCTCTGCTCCCTGCGACGAAAGAGCTTGTTCTCCCTAACGTCCCGAAAAACACGCAGGCTGCTGAAGTTAAGCAGCTTGCTAAGGTCACAGAGCTTAAGGCACGCTCTGTGACGAAGACTGAGTTGGTAGAAGTTAAGGACCAGTGCGCCCAAGCTTCGATGGTCCACCTGCAACCGTTTGAAGACGTTGTACCTTTGTCGATTCAATCCAAAGTGTCCGTTTTAACGTGGCTGGTGTTGATAATCGGTGTGGTCTTCTTCAACCATTGGATCGACATTGACTGTGAGATGTGGCGGCCTAGTGCCTGCCCCTCATTCAGCTTGAGCTCAATGCTCGCTGGTGCCACTGTCGACACCAACCCAATGTGTCGGGCGTTGAGCTTTGCTCCGCTTGACGTTGGGGTCTTCAATTCGAAGATTTCGAACATGCGCCCGCTGGCTTGGGCATTTGGCTCCCACTATACGGAGTGGCAAGAATGCCAGCGCGATCATGTGCTCCCTCTAGAAATAAGGTGGGCACTCAAGAACTTTGGAGCTCGTGAGGTTGTGGTTTGTTTGGCGTTGATATGTGCCACTTTCTTATTCCGCCGCCGTGTAAGGTACACACCTCTAGAACGCTTTGCGAATGTCCCGTTATTAGACGTACGCAACATTGCCAACATGGCTACAAACGCCACTTTGGTCAATCCCATATTACAGTACTTTGAAGTTCGAGACTTCTCTGGCAATTTACTCGTGGACCTATGGTCTTACTTGAGTGGCCAGGCAGTTCGCCGTGTCGTAGTTTCTATGGAACTTTTCGTCCAGTTGCAAGGTAGCAGACAACAGCTGCTTTCCATTGCAGGCAACACAAATGATTTGCTTAAAGGCCTCATTCGTAATGCTGAACTGCAAGACAAAATCAACATTGACAGGTACCAGGACATACAAGGGGTACATAAAGAGACTGTCAGGTTGGCATACCACCACTTGATGGCGTCTGAGCGCCATCGTGAGTCGGTTTTCTAGAGGCTGGTAATCGTTTGGTGCTCTACGGCTACTACATTGATGAGATTGCATTGAAGCGAAAAGACCCTTTAATCGCTGCAAATGCAATACCATACATAGACCCTAATGTTGTAATCAATGTACATGCCGCCAAACGTGGGCGACGTCAAGTAGTTGCAGTGAGCCTAGGTTGTCATGCTGTTGGTGCATGCTACCCTCACCCTGTGATGAACGACGCCTATTCAACGATTGCCGGAGTAGCGACGCGTTTGGCGCTACTCAAACCACCATTTGATTTGAGCCTCAAGAGCTCGCTCGAGTCATTTGTCCAAGACTGGTCAGACTACTATGTGTTGCCTTTAGAGTTTGATTGTGACCTAACAGTGGAGGCTTGGCTCCCTAAGACTGCATATAGTCAACTCAGGCAGGCACAATTGCTTGCGACCTATTATGCAGAGCGGCCGAAGCGCTGGCGAGATTGCAAATCATTCATCAAGGACGAGTTTTACGTTGAGGCTAAGTGCCCACGTACAATCAACTCGCGCTCTGATTGGTTTAAGACGATGGTTGGTCCTATCTTCCATGCTATTGGTGAACGGGTGTTTTCATTGCCCATGTTCATCAAACACGTACCAGTTGAAGAACGTGTAAACCATATCATTGAGCAAGTAAGCATGTTAGGTGCCGAAATCGATGAGACTGATTTTAGCAGTTTCGAAGCGCATTTCAAGAAGATCATTTTATCGCTTATAGCTCATGCGATATATCGCCGCTACCTCGTGCGGGTTTTAGCACGTCAGTGTGTCCAGTTATTTTTGCATTTTCTTGAGAATGTGATTGAGGGCCCACAAAAGTTGTATTTCACAAACTTGATTGTGGAATTTGTTGAAGCTGAGATGTCGGGGGAGATGTCGACGTCATTGACGAACTCGCTCACCAATTTGATCCTATATTGTTGGTTGCTCACGCGTAAGTATGGGCGGCCTGTGTGGTTGATCAAGGGTGTGTTTGAGGGCGATGACGGCATCAATGCCAGACAACCTTTGATGCGATTGACTGAAAAGGATTTCGCTCAGGTTGGATTTGAGTGCAAGATGAAAACCTCCACTGACTTGTCTGGCACGGACTTTTGTTCGCTCATCTTTGATGAGCTTGAGCGTGTTCCGATTACCGACATCGCTAAGGTGTATGTCAAGTTCGCATGGGGTCATGGGCATTTTGTTTGCGCTAACAAGCGCCATTTGCTCGAACTGCTGCGTGCGAAATCTTATTCTTTGTTGTCACAGTATCCTG